ATTGACTCTACTTATGGTAACGTAGGTCGTAATGGCGCACCTTTCTACCTAGTATTTGAAGAAGATATGTTCCACGATGGTGAAGTACTTTGGGGTAACCTAAACGAAACCTATCCTATGCGTGTTCTTGCTGACCCTCGTTTTGAAGGTTCTCTTGCTGTTTATAAGGTAACTCTTATGAATGGTCGTAACGATGGTATTCCTGCTGAACGTCTTCTAGCTGGTGAAAAGTTCTCGTATGCTTATGCTCCTGTTGAAAGAGAACTTTCTCGTAAGGTTGGTGGTGTTTCTCATTCTACTCCTATCTCGATGAGAAATGAGTTCACTACTGTTAGAATTTACCACAAGGTTGCTGGTAACAAGAAGAATGTTAAGATGCCTACTCCTTATGTTATCTCTACTCCTGCAAATGGTAACAAGAGATTCAATATGTGGATGGACCGTGAAGAATGGGCAGTAGAGCGTAAGTTCAAGGAATATAAGAATAACGCTATGGCATTCTCTACTTCTAATAGAAATGCAAATGGTGAATATACTGACTTCGGTAAGTCTGGTAATCCTATCAAGGTAGGTGCTGGTCTCTTCGAACAGCTTTCTTATGGTAACACTGTTTACTACTCCAAGTTCTCTCTTGAGATGTTAGAAGAAGCTCTTATTTCTCTTTCTCTAAATAAGAAGGAACTTAATAACAGAATCTTCGTTATGAAGACTGGTGAATTTGGTGCGCTTCAATTCCACAAGGCTGTACTTGGTACTACTTCTGGTTGGTCTGTTCTAACTAACAACAACCCTGCAGTTATCTCTAAGGTTCAGTCTAAGATGCATATGAACAGCTTAGCTGCTGGTTTCCAATTCACTGAATTCCGTGCGCCTAACGGTATCGTACTTAAGGTTGAAGTAGACAAGATGTATGACGATGACAAGAGAAATAAGATTACTCACCCCAATGGTGGTTATGCTTTCTCTTATCGTTATGATATTTTCGATTTAGGTTCGCACGAAGATTCTAACATTAACAAGGTTGTAGTTGAAGGACAGGATGAAGTTCGTTCTTTAGTTATCGGTGTTAGAAATCCTTGGGCTGCTGTTACAGCTTCGTTCAATTCTGTTAATGGTTATATCCAGTCTGCTCACGATGAAGACTCGGCTTCTATCCACAGAATGGCAGATGTTGGTGTTATTGTTTATGACCCAACTAGAGCTGTATCATTTATCCCATCTATTTTAGAATAATAATATATAAAAATTGAGAAGAACTATGGCAAAGAAAATGGCACAAGTGGATTCACTTGATAATGATATAATGGAGGATGTAGTACCCGTAATTGATGAGGATACTAACGAAATGTACACAGAGAACAGACAGGCAATTTATGGTAGTAATATACCCAAGCTTAAGAACTGTCTTAGCAATCAGACTATAAAGGTTTCATTTATAAAGAGAGAAACACCACTAGTAAAAAATAAGAATCATATTCTTTATGGTGGTAAGTCTGCAAATGCTTATATTCATCTCTGTGTACCACTCCTAAAGAATGGTCATTATGTGAATGTATTAACCAAGGATGAAAAGGATTACCTTGAATATATAATGGGTCTTCCTAACAATGCTCTTTCGGTATTCAAGAAGGAAAACAATTATTGGGACAATTATAAAATCGTGCTTACCACAGAAGGTATTAGGTTGAAGCTCGATAATCCAGAGGACTATATTAAGTACAAGGTTCTCTTAGCCAATAAGAGTAAAGTTTGTCCTTCTAGAGCTGAATTCGAAAGAAACCCTAAATCTGAATATGAATTTATAATTGAAGACGAACAGGAAGCAACAAAGGTAGAAGCTAGAAAGATTTCACTTGTTACTAAGGCTTACAGATTACTTGATAAGAACTTTGATAACAAGGAAGTACTTAAGACTATTCTTTCTATACTTACTACTGCTAACATTGATAGTAACACTACTATTGAGTTTATCCAATCTCGTCTCAATGAACTTATTCAGAAGGATGCTAAACGATTCATTGATGTTGCAGAAGATGAATACCTAATATATAAGGTACTTGTAAGAAAGGCTCACGAAGCTAAACTTCTTAGCAACAGAGGTGGTTTCTATTACCTTAAGTCTGATGGAACACCTCTAGCACCCAAGGGACAAGACCCTGATATTACAAACGCTGCTATTTTCTTATCTAAGCCAGAGAATAGTGAACTCAAGTTTAAGTTAGAAGCAGAAATAGACAGAATTAATGAATCTAATAGATTTTAGTAGAGAGTTCGATATTCTGTATAATAACATTAATAGCAATGAAGCTCCTGGAGTTACTGAGTATGAAAAGAGTGTTTTTCTTACTCAGGCTCAGGAAGCTTTAATACTGGATATAGTTCAAGGCAATAAAATTGAAGGAGTAGAAGATACTGAGTTACTGAAAGAACAGCTATCTAAGCTTACTGCTGAAAAGTATTTAAGCAAGTCTTCATATAGTATTCCTACTATTAGTTCATCGTCTATTTTATACGAACTGCCTGAAAACTTATTACATATTCTGTACGAGCATATACTTAAAAAGGTAGATGGTTGCCCAGATTTGATAATTCAAGTATTACCTACTACTCACGATAAAATCTTAAAGCTATTAAGGAATCCTTTTTCAGGTCCTTCTAAACAAGCCTTGAGATTAAATGTAGGTCATAATTTAATTGAGGTTATAACAGATAAGAACATAAATACTTCAGATAAATACTTTATAAGGTATATTAGATGTCCTAGACCTATTGTATTAGAAGACTCTGAACTTCCTGTGGTAGGTTATAGTACACCTCAAGAATGTGAATTACACGAATCGTTACACAGAAATATACTAAGTAGAGCAGTAATTCTAGCAAAACAAGTGTGGTTAAATTAAAAAATATAATACAATAATATGGGACAAACTTCAAGACAAGTTAGACACTATTATGTGGCTAACAAATTTGAAATAGCTGATGGCTTCACTGCCGATAAGCACCTAGATACTAAGGGTGACTTAGGTGAGATGAAGGCTTTCGTAAATGACTCCAAGAATCACCTCTACTTTGAATATAGAGGTCACGGTGGGGTAACTCGTTCAGACCTTATTCCTATTAGCAATATTGAGTATATCAATCTATCTAAGAAGGAAGACCTTAGAATAAAGCTTGCTGGTAAGATGATAATTCTACCAAAGGGTGGTCATGAGCAAAAGTTCAGTGTTAATCTTAAGGTTTCGGGTATAAAGAATCTCAATGAATCTGACCCTCTACAGGTTATAGCTCATTACGAAGATGATGGTACAGGTATGGTTACTCCTGATAAGGTAGTAGATGTAGCTATCAATCTTGCTAAGGGTGCTGAAAAGACTCTTTTCAATTCTGTCAGAATCTTCGTTACCGCTTCGGATGACCCCACAAATGTAGGTACTCTAACAGAAGTTAAAGCTAGTAACGAAACAAAAAAACTTTTAGCATCTCTTGCAAATTCTAGTATCGTTCCTCAGTCTATCGTAGTTATAGAGAACAAGCCTGAGCCTTGGAATGAATTTAACAGAGTTCGCAGAATAATGCTAAATGTTGATTCTTTCGTTATTGAAGGTACAGGACCTAAGATTGTCAATGCTCCTCTAGATTACACTAATGCAGACTACTATGTAGGTGATGGTATTCTAGTTAAGGATGATGAATACTTCTATCTTGGTGTAAGAGGTAACCTTTATCCTTCTTGCTCTACCTATATTGGTGCTTCTCTAGGTGTTGCAGACGAAACTCAGGAATATGATGTTCTTGATATTCACTATTCTCACATTGACAGTGGTAATACTTCTTACAAGTCTGAAAAGGATATTACTATTGCAGGTAAGAAGGCAGAGCTTGAAACACTACTAGAAAAGCTTAAGGGTGCTAAGGAAACTACTATTGTTAGTCCTACTGCTCCTAAGAAGGGTCCTTCTCTTGAGGAATGCTAAGATAAGTTTCAATAATATAATAGGGGGAAGACTTAATTGTTCTTCTCCCTATTTTTAATTTATAGGTTATGGTTGTTTTTAATGAATTACTGGTTAAACCAGAGAAGCTTATAATAGATACTTCCATTGAAGATATTTGCTATTATAAGGATATGTTTATAAAGAGTATAAGGGTATCTGATATAAAGGGTGAATATAAGTATGAGTACAACGTAACTAAAGTTCCTGAAGTTTTAGATTCTTTTTGTAAAGCTTTTCACGGAGTAGTACCTAAGAAAGAAGAGGTAGTTGATAAGAATGATGTGACTACTTTAAAAAGAAAAAGAGTCAGGCTAGAATTAAAGGACAAAGATTTAGGTATTCCTAATCTATATGATTATCTATTTATAATTGAGGTAGAGGTTGATGGTATTCCAGACCCCAGCACTCCTTGTAATATGGATAATAAGGTAGATACAGCTTATACTTATTATGTGAAAGATTTGTATGATAAATCAATGAACTATATTAAAGATAGTAAAGACATTAATATGGGGTTTGTTGATTTCATACTAAAAAAGAAAGCTTTAGACCTAGCATTACAATGTGGTAATACGGCTAAAGCTGAAGAGTATTTTGACCTACTTAGAGATAAGAAAGGTAGTGTAAACTTTAAAAAGAAATGTGGTTGCAATGGATAATAACTTTGTTTTAGATGTAATTGATAATTACTTCAAGCAACTTTATTCTACTGGAAGCACCTCATTACAAACACAAAGGAAGATGTTAATTCTTACTCATATTCAGGAAATGTTATGTGATATTTTTATGAATGAGGAAGACTATAAAGCTATATATAAATACCTTGAAAACATCTTCGGTGATTGCTTAATTCCTTACCCATCATACAGACAATTTATCAATGATAATCCAATTGAATCTAGACTAAAAGCTAGGTCTTCTGAAGATGGTGTAATACGAGTAGACCACGCTAAAAACGTGCGAGTTGCGTTAGATTAGTTCAAACTTAAAATCCTGTATACGAAGTAAAAAAACATTACTTTTGTATATAGGATTTTAATTTTATAATTATGACTACTTATAGAGAAATTATATATTTGATTTTAGACCTAGTTAAGGGTACTTCTGATGACTTCTCTCTTAACGAAAATCATATAAGCTTTCTACTAAATAAATACAAGGGTTACCTCCTAAGTCAAAAGTATGCTAAAGACCTATCAAAAATAGACCCAGCAAACTTCCAAACTATTTGTATTGATTTAACAAAAGAAAGTGATTGTGATGAAATTGTTTTGAAGAGTACTAGAACTATACCTAACTATCTAGGTACTATCACAGCTTATGCTGGTATGGATAGACTAGAAAGAATAGAAAACACTAGGTTTAAATATGCAGGTTCAGGTAAGTTTGGTAAAAGATTGAAGTACTTTACCATAATGCCAAATAGAGAACTTTACATTAAGTCGAAAAACAGTCAATTGCAATACTTAAAGAGAATAGAATTATCAGGTGTTTTTGTTGATGAGATTCCAGCTGAAATGAATTGTAGTAATAATTCAGATAATGGAAATCAATGTTATCAAGACCCAATGGATTCACCATTTATTATAGAACAAGGTTTAATAGTTAGTTTAATTCAAGCTGTATTAAATGATATAATGCAAGCTGCTTACAGACCTATGGATGGTATTAATAATGGTAGAGACGATTTACCTGATATTTACTCTTTAGCTCAAGCAATAGCAAGGTCTTTAAGAAATAATAGAAGGTCTAATGACGATAAGGATTAACAACTCCCTAACATTAAAAGCTCTGTATAGAAAGAGACTTAGGCAGATGTTACAAGATGAAGGTATCTTTATCTCCGAATCAGATATACACCGAATCGTTAGAGAAAGAAATAAAGCTATTACCGATAGAGTTCTGGGTGGAGAAGATGTCAGATTACCTTATCAAATAGGTACATTAGCCTTGAGAAAGAAAACAATGAAGCCTAGATTTATTGGTGATAAGCTTGTTGGTTTACCACCTATAAATTGGAAGGAAACTAGAAGGTTAGGTGTTAAAGTCTATTCAGAATATAAAACTGTTTTCAAAATATTATTAATCAAAAAAACTAGTAGCTATCACGTTAAAAATAAATGGAGGTTTAGGTTTACTACTTCAGTGAATAAACGAATATATGAGTTAGCTACTACGGATGATACATTTGATGCATTAGAATATGTTAGTACCCGTAAAAACATTAATAGATAAAATACTACGACACCCACTATTATCAGATTTAAATGAGGAATACATTTTAGATTATGTGGTAGAGTGTATGGGGGTTGTAGGTACACCAGAATTATATGAGGAGAATTGTGGTGTATTTGAAGCAAAAGATTACAGAGTATTATTGCCTGAGAATACAGTTAGTGTTCAGGCTGTAAGAGATGCTAGAAGTAAAAGAGCTTATATTTCTTCAGCAAATAGATATAATGATGATAGAAATTCTCTAACATATAAGGTACAAAACAATGTACTTATTTTGGGTACAGAGAATAATGACGTAGAAGTACTTTATACTACTATTCCTGTAGATGAAGATGGTTACCCTAAAATATCAGATGACCCAGCATTCTTGAGAGTATTAGAAACCTATGTTAAACAACAGGCTTTAACAGTACTATTTGATTTAGGTAAACTTCATCCTTCTATACTTCAAAATGCTCAACAGGAATATTGCTGGGCTGTTAAGAATTACACTACTAGAAAGAAAGTACCTACCATTGACCAAATGGAAACTATTCGTAGGATTATTCACGGGTACTCAGACTATCATCATTCCAACAACTTTAAAAAGGTTAATTTAGAATGAAGCCAAAGGAAATAGCATTTAATATTAAAGGTATGAAACCAGACTTAGATATATCAAAATCTGAGTCTGAGTTTTCATTCCGAAATACTAATGTACAGATAACTCAAAGTTCTACCAATAATATGTTGGTAACAGATGTAGGATTAACTTATGATATTTCTGAAACACAAATTCAGGGAGCTATCATTGGGTTAATCCCTTTTGAGGATATGGGGTTACTGTTTACTACAGATATAAAAGATAGGATATACTTAGTAAGAAAAAGAGAAGTAAAGCTTGTATTTGAAGGTAACCTCAATTTCTTTAGGGATGGTTATATTGAAGGGGTTTATTATAAAGAAGCTGATTCTCTTTCTAAAGTTTACTGGGTGGATGGTAGGAATCCATTAAGAGTTATACAAGTAGATTGGGATAAAGATTATATAGGTAAGGACGATACAATATTTGACATTAATCATACCCTGCATTACAGAGAAAAGCTAACAATAGATAAGAGATTTGCTGATGGTTCTTTCCATTCAGGTACAGTGCAATACTTCTTCACTTACTTTGATAAGTTTGGTAAAGAATCATCTATATTCAAAAGCTCTTCCATTTATTATTCTACTCCTGTAGACAAAAGAGCTGGTTCCCCAGAAGAAACTTGTACTAATGTATTCGATATAACTCTAACTAATCTTGAGTATGATAATGTAAGAATATACTCTTTACACAGAACTTCTAAAGATACTACACCAAGTGCTTACATAGTAGAAGACCTTGAAGTAGTTAATGGTAGAGTTGAATATACAGATAATAACAGAGGTGTAGCAGCTATAGACCCTGATATTCTTTTATATCTAGGTGCTGAGTTTTTCGTACCTAAGACTGTTACTGTAAAGGATAACACAATGTTCTTAGGTAACTACCAATTACCTACCATCAAGGATGATAAAACCAAGATAACTGTAAACAAGCACTCAAAGGTTACCATACCTATTTCTAGAAGAGAACAGCTAGACTTATCACAAAGAGATATTACATTCCTTAAAAATAATGAAGAATACCCAGTAGTAATTCAATGGTTAAATGCTTGGGGTAAACCTATAGGTTATTCGGATATTACTACAATAAGACCTAATGTTAAACCTGTGGTAAAAGATGGTAATGTTGATGTTCAGGTTTATTCTCTACAATTTGATACTAACAAGGATGAGAATATAAAGGCGGCTAGAGTACTTATTCATTATCCAGAAGGTAGTGAAAGAAGAGTTATTACTCAAGGTGTTTTAAATCCTACTGTATTTAACTTAAGAGATAGATTAACCAACTCTCCTTATGTTCAAGCTTCTTGGTTCTTTAGACCAGAATTTACAGGTGATAAAGGTATTCCTTTTGAACACGG